GGTCGATCCGAATCAGGTCAACCTGGTCCAGTCGCAGATCGACAAGGCCAACAACGACGGCTACCTGGCGCATACGCAGGCGCAGGTCCTGCTGGACGGCGCCGACTCGCAGAAGCAGAAGACCGCCGCCGAGGCCACGCAGGCGAGCGCCTCCGCCGCATCCCTGCAGGCGGCCGCCGACGCGACCAAAGCCAAGACGCCGGCCGAGATCCAGCAACTGCAGGCCCAGGCCAACCTCTACGGCCAGCAGGCCAGCCAGATCACGCAACTGCTACCGGGCCTGGTCCAGAAGCAGGCGGCCGACACCACGCTCACCCAGCACCAGGTCAGCCTGACCGATGCGCAGTCGGACTACTACCAGGCCAACGCCGGCAAGGCGACCGCCGACGCCAACTACTCGCAGGCGCAGGCGGACTATCAACGCTCGCTGATTCCTGGCGCGCCGGGTCTGCAGGCCGGCCAGACGGCGCAGGCGTACGGCGCCGGCGCGGCGGCCCAGGCCCAGGCGGCCCAGGCGCTCGCGGGCATTCAGGAAAAGCAGCTGGGGCCGATGTACGGCCTGCAGCCGCAATTGCAGGCGATCAAGGACATCCACAACCAGTTCTTCGGTCCTGGCTCGGGCCTGAGCCCCGCGGAGGCGACGCAGCAGGCCAACGACGCCATGCAGCAGTACTTCAACGCGGCCGTCGGCGGCACCACGCCGTACGCCGCGAGCGTCGCCGCGGCCAACTACCAGCAGAACCAGTTTGGCCAGCAGATGGCCGGCGTCAACGCGCTGCAGAACGCGATGGCCAGTCGGGCCAACGCCTACACCCAGGCGGGCACCTCGGCGCTCGGGCAGCTCGCGTCGATGAACCAGTACGCCCCGCGGGGCAGCACCGCCGGCGCCGGCGCGTTCCGCGAGGTCATGGACGAGATGGCGCAGCGCCTCGCGTCGCAGCAGTTCGCGCCGGTGCAATTGCCCCAGGGTCCGGCGATGCCCGCGTTTCTGCAGTCGTTCGCCGCGGGTCACGCCGCCGGTACGCAGCAAGCGCAGCAGCAGCAGCAGCAGCAGCAGCAGCCGGCGGTCAACGTCAACGTCAACGGCCCGACCGGCTCTGGTGGCGCGCCACCGATCCCCGCGAGCTCTGCTGCGGCGCCGGGCTACTCGAGCCCGCCGTCGATCATGACGCCGCCGGCCACCGCCGGGCCGCCGCCGGGCAGCGTGCCGTCCTACGTGTCGGCGCCGATCCCGATGCTGCCGAACCTGATGCAGAATTACATGGGCTTCGCCAACCCGATGAACATGATCGGCTTCCGCGGCCTGGGGGTGTCCTGATGGCGCGGGGTGGTGTAGTGGGTAGCATGGCACCTCTGTTAGGTGTAGAGCCGGGTTCGAGTCCCGGCCCCGCAACCCGTGAGGGAGGGACCGGCTAACAGATCCGCTCGCGACATATTTCGGGCAAACCTCCGGTGGGTTTAGCGCTGGTCTCAACCAGCAGATGCAGATGTTTCTGCAGGCGCTGCAATTCCAGCAGCAGCAGGCCGCGCTCGCCCAGGCCGGCACCTACGGCACGCAGTACGGCTTCGCGCCGGGCGGCAACTGGCTGACGTGGGGCGCCGGCGGCCCGACCCAACCGCCGGCCGGTATGCCGACCCTGTCGCAGCAGCAGATCGCCCAGGCGCTGCTCGGTAGCCAATTGCAGGGCGCCCTGGCCTCGGCCGGCGTCACCGGTCAGTTCGCCCAACCCGGCGTCAACCCGTACGCCGCGGGCACGGTGCTCACCGCGCCGTCACAGACCGGCGGCGGCAACGCGTACGGCGTGGTGCAGCAGGACGGCTCGGTGCAGATGGTGACCACCGAGGCGCTCGATCAACTCGCGCGGCAGCGTGGCACGACCGCCTCAGCGATGATTAGCCAGGCCGCGCCCGTCGACTGGAGCACGATGCAACGTCTGACGCAGGGACCGCCCACCGGTCCGTCGCAGATGACGACGCAGCAACAGCAGCAGGTCTACAACCAGGCGTTGCAGCAGGGCCAACTCACGGGCACCTTCAGCAACCCGCTGCAGACGCCGGATGCGCTGCTGCAGCAGGGCATGGCCATGAACGGCCAGTCGTTCTACAGCCTGCCCCAGGACCAGCAGCAGTTCTGGCTGCAGTACAACCAGAACAATCCGCAGATGGCCGCCCAGCAGTGGGCGCGCGGCGTCAACGGTGCGCTGCAGCAGGCCGGCTACCAGAACCCGGCGGCGGCGCCGCAGCAGACGCTGCAGGCCATCAACCAGGCCGCCACGCTCTCGGGCATGTACAACGGCGCGCCGACCGAGGTCGCGCGCGAGTTCAACCAGCAGCAAGCGCAACAGTTGCGCGAGTTCCAGCAGAACCTGGGCCTGCAGCAGGGCCAGCTCGGGCAGCAGTACCTGAGCACCGCGGCGCAGTTGCAGGGACCGCAGAACACCTTTCAGTTGAGCAACTACCTGCGCGGCGCGCAAGGCAACCCGGACGTGCCGGTCTACCTGCAGAATCTGGCCAACAACGTCGGTGGCGCCGCGTTCCAGGGCATGGGCAACACGGCGCCGACGGTGCAGAGCGCGGCCGGGTTGATCGGCCAGATGGGCGGCAACGTGGCGGGCCAGATGGCCAACGCCGGGCAGTGGGCCAACGTCGTACCGGGCGGCGGCGGCCCGTGGCAGGCCGCGCCCGGCGGCGGCCCGAACGTGTACTTGCCGACGATGGCCAAGACGGCCGACCAGAACCAGTACGGGCAGGCGGCGTACACGCCGGGCCAGAGCATGATGGCCACCAACGCCAATATGTACGGCGGTGGCGCGGGCAGCAGCGACGTGGCCATGATGCCGACCGGCGGCCAGGCTGGGGGCAACCCGTTCGACATGAGCGGCACCGGCGGCAAGCCGTACGGCGGCGCGGGCTACGGCCAGACGGCGTACACCGGCGCCAGTAACCCGAACATGTACGGCGGCAGTAGCGGCGTGCAGACCATGCCGCAGGCCATCGGCGCCACCTCCGCTACCCCGGGCTGGAATTACAACCAGACGATGAACACGATGCAGAACATCATGAACCGCGGCGCGCAGGCGCTCGGACCGGGCGCGCTCGAGCGGTTGTCGCCCGACGAGCTGCAGGCGTTTGGCTCGGGGCTCGGCGCCGTCGGCGGATCGCTGCCCTCGTTCATGAATCAGTACGCGCAATCGCGCATCGGGCAGCAGGCGCCGACCTATCGCACCACGCTGGCGTAGCTGATGCCAGGCACGAATATCTGGCTGCCCGACGAGCAGTACCTGCAGACCGCCGGCCAGCTCTGGCTGCAGCAGCAGCAGCAACGCGTGCAGGCCGGTCAGGACTGGGCGAGCCAGCAGATCCAGAGCGCGATGCGCCAGGTGCAGGCCATGACCGCCGCGCCGCCCGCGCCCACGCCGGCCGCGGCGCCGCCACCGCCGCCCACGCCACTACCCGAAGCGACGCCGACGCCACCACCCGCGCCGCCACCGAGCCCACCCCCCATCGCCGCCCCGGCGCCAGAGTCCGCGCCCACGCCCACGCCCACGCCGACGGCGACCCCGACGCCAGCTCCGCCGCCACCGACACCCGCGGTGCCCACCCCGCCGCCGGCCGCGGCGTCGACGGATCTGACCAACGCGGGCGCCGACTGGGTGAGCCAGCAGATGCGGCAGTTGCTCGGCACGGCCTCGCAGGGCCTGCAGGGCCCCTCAACGCCACCGCAGGCCCCACCACCCCCACAGGCGCCCACGGCGCCTGTGGGCCCTCCCAGCGGCCCCACCGCGCCCGCTGGTCCGCAGCCAACCACGCCTGGCGACCTGATCGATCGCACGCGGCAGGCCGCTCAGTCGGCTGGCATCGACCCTGACATTTTCTCCCGGCAAATCAACCAGGAATCGGGCTTCAATCCTCGAGCGGGCAGCCCAGCGGGTGCGCAGGGCATCGCCCAGTTCATGCCGCAGACGGCGCAGGGTCTCGGCATCGACCCGTGGAATCCTGACCAGGCCTTGCCGGCCGCGGCCAACCTGATGAAGTCGTATCTCGACAAGTACGGCGGCGACTGGAGCAAGGCGCTGTCGGCGTACAACGCGGGCCCCGGCAACGTCGACAAGTACGGCGGCATCCCACCCTTCGAGGAGACGCAGCGCTACGTCAACACCATCCTGGGTGGTGCCAAAGACCTGGCGCAGCAGGGCCTGTCGGCGGTCAACACGGCCGTCGACGCCGCAAAATCCCAGATCGCCACGCGCACCTCGCAGTTCCAGTTAGGTCTCTCGAGCGGGGACGCGTATGCGGCGTGTGGACCGGCTGCAGCCATAGCGTTCGCCCAGACCTACGGTCGCAACCCGACTGTCGACGAGGCGATGCAGCTCGCCAAACAGGTGGGCTGGAACGCGCAGCAGGGCATGGCCGGCGTGCAGTCCGAGGTCAAACTCCTGAACACGATGGGCGTCGATGCCCACGCCACTCAAGGTGTCGACTGGTCGCAGGTCGGCCGCGACGCGTCGGGCGGCAATCCCGTCATTATTTCGACACCGGGTCACTACTACTACGTCCAGGGCTACAACGCCCAGACCGGCCAACTCAACGTCGGCACGAGCGGTACTGATTTGAAGGGTGGCAGCGAGTGGATGACACCCGACCAGATCAACAACATGCCGCAGAGTCACGGTGCCGCGACGTCGGCCATTTTCGCGGATCATCCGCTCGCGCAGAGCGACGGGCTGGCGCAATCTGCGAGTCGTTCGCTGAACGTGGGGCCCGTCTCGATTCCCCTGCCCGCGCCCGGCCAGAGTCCGCACCCGTTGCCCGGTGTACCCGGTGGCCTCGTCACCCCGCCCGGCAGTTATGCCCCGCAGCCGGGTTCTCTCGATCTGCAGACGCCGCTGCTCGAGACCGGCCAGCGCACGGTCAGCAATCTGCTCAATCCGCCCACCGGCCAGTTGCAGGGCCGGGTGAACGACATCGCGAACGCGGTCCTGAGCGTGGGCGGCACGCCGCCGAGCCCGCAGGACCTGCTCGGCCAGGTGCAGACAACCGCCTCGCAGGCGCTGCCGACGTTGAGCGACCTGCTGCAGTCCAACGCGCTCACCGCGTCCGGCATCCCCAACATCGCCGGCAAGGCGCTCGAGGGCATCGGCCAGCAGAGCGACTTCGCGCGCCAGGGCTTCGAGCAGTACGGCCTGGCGCCGCCGCCGCCACTGCCGGACTTCAGCAAACCGATCGGTCCGCAGGTGGGCATCGATCCGTACGGCCAGATCGTCGAGCAGGGCGTGCCAAAGATCCTGCAGGGCCTGCAGACCGGTAACCCCGGCGACGTCGCCGGCGGCGCGCTGCAGACGCTGCTGGGCGCGCTCTCTGGCGCGGGTGGTGCCGGCGGCGCGAGCGCGCGCGCCGGTGAGGCCCTCGCGGCGCCAGCCGCGGAGGCTGTCAGTCAGATCCCCTGGAGCGAGGCGTCGCAGGCGCTGCTCAATCGCGGGCCGCAGACCCTGACGGCCACGCCGGACGTGCTCGAGGCGCTGCAGCGCGAGGCCCTCGCGCGTTCGCTCGGCGTGAGTCCGGACCTGCTCACCGGCACATTCGACGCGCTCGGGCGGCGCATTCCGCCGGGCATGATCGAAAACCCGCTCACCTCGAGCGAGCTGGGGCAGCCGTTCTACGACCAGTACGACGTCCTGCAGCGCCAGCCGCTGCCGCCGACGTACAGCGAGCGCGGCATCGCCCAGCCGTACGGACTTGGCGGGGAGTTCGTGCCGCAGATGGGGCCAGCGGCCGAAGCGCTGCCCAATCGTCTGGCCGCGGCGCAGGCGGCGTTTCCCGAGGCGACGCAGTTCATGCGCACCGCAGGCAATGACTTCGTGCCGATCGTGCCGCAGGCACCGATGGCCAGTAGCGACCTCTTGACGGGCCTGCAGAACATGGTCGGCTCGCGGCAGCAGGCCCTGGCCGACACGCTCCAGCAACTCACCGACACGGTCAGTCAGGCCAACACTGCGCAGCCACAGGCGGAGGTTCAGACCGCGCTGCAGGGCCAGATCGATGGGCTCCGGAGTCGGTTGCAGGACCTGCTCACGGGCCGCCAGGCCACCGGCCCGATAGGTGCCGAGGCGCCGGGCCCGCAGGTCCCGACGGATGCCGCCCAACAGGCCGCGGAGACACTCGGCGCCCCCCCACGATCCGTCGCGGACATCCAGGCTGACCTCGCCCAGGCGCAGCGGCAGTACGCCTATCAGCACTCCACCGCCTCGGGTGACGCGTCAAGGGCGGGCAACATGCCCAGCGATGCGGCGATGGCTCGGGCGGGTCAGCAGGCGCAGCAGACCATAGCCCGCATGCGGCAACTGCAGGACGAGCTCGACGCTGCCAAACAGGGGCTTCCGTTTACACCGATTGGCGGAGCCCAACTGGGCCAGACCAACGCCGCCTTCGCGCGCCTGCTCGGCGGTGGCGCGCTCGGCGGTCTCGGCACCTACCAGGCCACGGACCCCAACGATCCCAACCGCTGGCTCAAGGTGGCCGCCGGCGCGACCGGCGGCGCCCTCCTCGGTGGACCTGGCGCCGACCTGCTGAGCAACCTCAGCCGCTATCCCGCGTATCTGCGCCAGCCGGCGAGCGGCGCGCCGCTCACGGCCGGCGACTGGCTGCAGGGCGTCTACAAGGGCGGCGTGGTCAGCGGCCTGAATACCATGGCTGACGTCGCCTTCGGCGCCACCCTGTCGCCCGCGCTCAACGGCGTCACGGGCGCGCTGCGCGACCTGGCCAGCTTCACGCCCGGCCGCCTGCAGGGCCGCGTGCTCGGCGCGCAGTCGGGCCTGGTCAACTGGACCGACAACTTTCTGCAGGGCCTGAGTGATTCGCTCTCAGGGCCGGGCTCGCTGTCGGCAGCCGCCGGTCCGGGCGTGCCGCGCGTGCTCGCCAACCTCGCGCAGGGCGCCGGTGCCCTCCACGGCGCGTTTCAGAACGCCACGTCGGCGTTGATTCAGAGCATGGAGCACGGCGCCGAGGCGGGCGAGGCCGCATCCGCGCAGAACCTCACCGGCCAGAACTGGTTTTCAGAGTTCCAGCGTCAGCTCGCGCAACCCGTCAGTCCCGCGGTCCAAGCGATGGGCGATCGCGCCGCCTTCCGCGGCGACCTGGGCACGCTCACCGGCGCATTCGGGCGCTTCGTCAACACGGCCGGCCCCATCGGCGACGCACTCTTCCCCGTGTATCGCATGGGCATGGCCATGGCGAACCGCACGGTCGAGTACTCGCCGCTCGGTCTGGCGGGTACCGGCGTCGACGTGGCGCGCGGCTTGCTCGGCCAGGGACCGTACGCGGGCATCGGGTCGGCGGGTGGTGTGCGCGCAGCGATGGGCCTGACGCCGGCCGGCAGCGCGGTCGGGCCGCTCAGCGAGCGGTTGACCAACAACCTGATGGGCACCGCGCTCAGCGTCTGGCTGGCCAGCAAGGCCACCAACGGCGTCATCACCGGCAACGGGCCGACCGATCCGGGCCAGCGCCAGGTCTGGCTCGCGGACGGCAACCAGCCCAACAGTTTTCTCGGTCCCGACGGCGCGTATCACAGTTGGGAGAAATTGCCGCCGCAGTTGCGCGGGCCGATGCTGATGGCCGGCGCCTACGCCGACGCGGTGCAGGCCTACAACGCCGGCACGCTCAAGCAGGCGGGTGCCGGGCCGCAAGCCTACGGCCAGGAAGACCCGCGCGTGACGGCCGCGGCTCAGCTGGTGTCCGAGGTCGGCCAGCAACTCGCCTCGGCCACGCCGATGCGCACCTTCGCCGATCTGTACGACGCGCTGCAGTCGGGCGGCGTGGCGGCCACCGGCCTGCGCGGCGCCACCGACGTCGCCTCGAGCATCCTCGGCGGCCTGGTGCCCGGCTCGGGTCTGGTGCGGTCGATCGCGCAGATGAGCGATCCGACACAGCGCCAGGCGCTCGCGGCCCAGACGACGCAGCAGGTGCCGCAGAGCATCGCCGAGAACGTCGCGCAGAACATCCCCGGGCTACGCGAGAACCTGCCGGCGCGCGTGGACGTCCTCGGCCGACCGCTCGCCAATCCGCAGCAGGGCCTGGGCGAGCTGGTGCCGGTGCGCACTGCGGCCGGCACGCCCAGCCCCATCCTGGCCGCGATGCAGAGCGCCGGTGTGGCGCCGGCGGCCACGCCGGACAAGATCCCGTACGGGCCCATGGGCGAGATCAGGCTGCGACCGGACGAACAACGCGCGTACGAGCAGTACCGCGGTCAGATCATCGAGCGCGCGGCCGGCGCGCTGGTCAACTCGGATCGCTGGGCGCAGATGTCGCCTATCGCGCAGCGCGCGGCCATGCAGAACATCGACCAGATCGCCGGGACGGCAGCCCAGCAGATGGTGCTGCGCGACATCGGCCCCGGCGGCCTGGCGCGCAGCTCGCCGACCGGCACGCTGGCCCCGGTGGTCGGCTACAGCCCGGACATCACGAGCAACCAGCTCATGCTCGCCCAGCAACTCCAGAACCAGGCCCAGCACCGCGCGCTGCTGCAGGCGCTGCTCAATTCCGCGGCCTAGGGCCAGCCTCAGCCGCCATCGGCCTAGCGACTGTTCTGATAGATCCTGTCCAAAGTCGCCTGGTGTGCTGCGCTGAGCGAGGCTTGCTGGATCGCGAGCGCGTTCGTTGAGGCGTCGAGCGCGGCCTGCGACGAAGCATTGTTGATGGCCGTGGTCGCTCGTTGCTGCGCCGCAACCTGGGCAGCACTCGAGTGCTGGATGCTATTGGCAATCATCGCCCCGGCAAAGGCGATCGCAGCCGCGAGGACAATCAAAGACATCGGAAGCCAATTGGCCTTACGCTGTGGGTGCATCGGGAATCTACCTTTCTTGATGCCTGACGCCCGGTCGCATCCAACTCCGCGACGCGGGCGTTTTTGTGTGGCCGCACTATACTGAGCGCGTCTGAGCGATGCCAGAATCGCCCCTGCCGACCGACGCAGGCGCACCTGCCCCCTCGGGCCCGGACGCTGGTCCGCAGGTCCAGGTCGAGCTTGGTCCGGATCCTTCGATCTACGCCGACCAGTTCCGACCCCCTGTCGAACCCGCCGCACCGCCCGTTGAGCCAGCACCGGAACCTGACGAGTCGGCCGCATCCGATGTCGAGAGCGACGTCGCTGGAGCCGCGGACCAACCCTCACCTCCACCGGGTGAGACGCGGGGCACCCGACGACGCGCGGCCGAGGAGGCGTATCAGCGCGGGCTGGTTGAAGGCCGAGCCGTCCTCGAGCGCGAGCAGGCCGAGCGTCAGTACCAGGACACGTTCCGGCAGACGCAACTGCAGGCCAACCAGCGTATCGAGCAACTCTTCTCGGAACTGGGGTCGCCGGACTACGCGACGCAGGACCGCGCCCGCCAGGGCATCCTGCAGCTGTATACCGGCAATCGCCAGGCGGCCGCCTTGATGGCCAGCACGCGCCAGCAGGTGTTGCAGGAGATGGCCGCCGATTTTGCCAGCCTCGGCACCATGGACGGCCTCGATCAGGACGGCTTCCAGACCTTGCATTCCGCGCCGTCTGCGGCCGAACTCGCGAAACGCGCGTTCGACCTGGGCAAAAAGACGCGGGACGAGCAGGTCGCCAGACTCGAGGCCGAAGTGCAGGGCCTGCGGGGCCGCCTGGTCGGTTCGCGCGCGACGCCCGAAATGCAGAACGGCTCGGGTCCGGAATTGAGCAACCTCACCGTCGAGCAATACCTGGCCTTGTCGCCGAAAGAGGCCGCCAAACTGTCGAGCGCGCAGATCGATGCGATGACCGCGCAGTTGCAGGCCGACGCGGCGAATGGCCGCAATCAGGGCTAGTTAGACAGTTCTGACAACGCCCGTTTCGGGGGCTGCATATCTTGCTCATCAGGTCGCCACGGCGACGGGCACGGCGTTAGGCCGCGTTCGATCTCATCGTGGCAACGCGAACATACGGGCACCAGGTTGCCCACCTCATACGGACCACCAGGCACAATCCGATGTGGCTCAGACGGCATTCGGTCGTAGCCGCACAGGATGCATGGCTGCGCTTTCACCAGCATCTTGAAACTGCCGTTGTAACCGTCGTGCGACTGCTTGGCCCGATGGACGTAGTACTGGTAGTGGCGCAGGCAATAGCCCTTTGCTGCGAACGGGCGGTCGCAATCGGGTCGCGAACATTGCTTCGTGCTCGCGTTGGCCCTTCGCCATTTCAAGTGGCAGGCCCAGCAACGCTTACGTCCGTGCCTGCTAAAGGCGAGTCGAGTACCGCAGTCGACGCACCATTCTCCAGCATTCTTGCTATGGCAGGCCCAACAACGTTGGGTCGTGTGCCGACTACCGGCTGCGAGCAAAACGCCGCAACCGCGACATTTGGGTCGTGGCGAGCGCGCGGCCATCCAGCATTCGCGACACTGCTTACACCGCCGGTTCGACAGAGGTTTCCCACAAGTCGGACACGGCGGGTGCATGTTGTTTCCCTCGTAGCAAGGCCGGCAAACGGTCGCGCCGGTCCGGGCCTTGCCACCACAGCGTTCGCAGACGCCATCCCATCTTCCCACACCTTTGACTGTACTTTGCCAACGGTCGACAGTCGGTATAGTCGCCGTTGCGGGAGGGTAGACTTATTGCCAACACGACCATAAGCACGGCCGCGGTGTTCATCGATCAGGTGTGGAGTCCTGAACTGAACCGCGCCATTCAATACGACGTCGTCGTCGCGGCCTTGTTCGATGACAAGAGCGCGCTCGTCGACCAGCACGCCAACACCATCAACCTGCCGTCGCGCCACAACCTGACCGCCAGCGCCAAAGCGCCCGGCACCGCGCTCACGCCGCAGGCCATCACCGAGACGCAGCAGCAGTTCGTGCTGCCGATGACCAACGGCCACCGCGCGATCGCGCAGATGATCGAGGACATCGCCGAGATCCAGTCGCGCTACGACATCCGCTCAGAAACGACGATCGGCGGCGCGTATGCATTAGCTCGGCAGATGGACGTCGACGCCGCGGGCCTGTTTTCGGCGGCGACCAACTCGGTGGGCACCAACGGCGCCGAATTAACCGACGACAACCTGATTGCGGCACGCACGCTGCTGCGCAACAACGCCGCGCCCCGCCCGTGGTACATCGTCGTGCCGCCGGCCACGTACTCGGGGTTTCTCAAACTCGAGAAATTCACCAACATGCTGTACGTCGGTCAGGACGAGGCGGGCACCGCCGTCGAAGAGGCGCGCGTCGGCAAGATCTACGGCGCCGACGTCTACGAGTCGCAATTGCTCGCCGGTACCGCGCCGAATGCCACGGGCGCGTTCTGGTCCAAGACGCACTACTTCAAGGCCATCCAGCGCCAGCCCACGACGCACACCTGGTATTCACCTCTGGACCTGAGCTGGGTCGTCGCGATGGACAGTATTTATGGCATGTTCGAACGCCTGGAAGCGGACGAGGCGGCGGCGGCAACGACCAACTCGAGCGACTGGACCTGCAAACTTTTATGTGTTAAATGAGTAACTTTCTACATAGCTCTTGACCAGTCAGCGCGTGGAAAATAACTATGAGCAGGGGCCGAGGTTGTATCGCGAATTGAGCATCGACGCTGTTCACGGCCTTGGCTGTGCCGCCGTACTGGAAGTACAGGCCGGGGAAGTGGGCAGACTGCACGCGCCATTGATGCGACAGGTAGGGCAACGCGCGCTTGATCTCTACGAACCCATCACCGGGGATGTAGAAATCAGGTCGCACGCGGTCCATCGAGACGGCCGACGGATTCTCAACTTGGAACCGTGCCTGGAACTCCGTTTCAGGAATGCCCTTCAGTCGCGCGTATCGAGCATTCGCCCTGCCGTTCTGTTCCGCTCGCCATTCAGGGTCGGTCGCACGCAGACGCTTCTGACGTTCTCCACTGCGCTTCATGGTCGCGCGGACGGACTCAGGGTGATCGTCTTTCCACTTCTGGAAGTAGTCGCGACTTTCTTCGGGGTGTTCTTCGCGCCATCTGGCCATGCTCTGTCGCGCGGTTTCTTTCGCGCGTTCGGGATTCGCCGCTCGCCACCGCCGCATGTACTCGGCGCGTTTGGCTTTCTGCTCTTCGGAGGTCATGCCACATAATGCATGCGACAGCTAGCGATTGCGGTTGTCAAGTGGCCAAGATGCTGTGCGTTAAGTAGCCGTGGAAGAGACGTTTCAGGGCGCGAACTACGCGGCCTTCACGACGACGGGCGTCGCCGTCAAGCCGCGCGCCGGGCGCGTCGCGAAACTCGTCGTCACCTCCGCGGTGACCGGCAGCATCACCATCTACGACAACCCGAGCGCCGCCTCGGGCACCGTGCTGTTCACCGCCACCACGCCCGCGCTCGGCATCACCGTGCTGGACATCCCCGCCAAGAGTGGTATCTACCTGACGCCCGGCTCGGCCGGCGGCGGCATCCTCGTCTACAGTTGATGGCGCACATCATCACGCGGCCCACGCTCGAGCAGCAGGCGTACACCGTGCGGTTCCATGTGCGCGTGCCCGCGCGGTGGGACCGCGACGAGCTCGAGCGCCGCGTGCGGTGGTCGCTCGAGCGCATGATCGCGCGCCTGGGCCAGCAGGGCTGGACGTTCGTCCGGCTCAGCGATCGGCCCCCGCGCGGGCCGCTGCCCGTCGTGCCCATCAAGGGCTTCCCCAAGCGCCCACCCGGCGGCAATGCGCACACGCCACTGGAACCCCACGACGATGCGCTGTGGCGCGTGAGCACGCTGCCGACGTTCGGGCCGAAGGCGCCGCATCTGCTGACCGACGAGGTCGACTGGGAGTACGCCGCGGTGTTCTCGCGGCCTGCCATCCCAACCGAATACCTGGCACCCGAGAAAGGAGAGGCTAAGCCGGCATGGCTGAAGCACTGACGACCCAGACGCCCAACGCGGTCATTGCCGACCAGGGGCTGATCTACTGCCGCATGCCCTCGGGCGAGGTCGTGGCGTGCGACGCGAGCGACATGGAGTTGATGAAGAAGATCCGCCGCGGCTGGACGGTGCTCAGCGACTATGGGCAGTTCGGCTCGAGCGCGTACTACATGGACCATCCGTACGAACCGCTGTTCCAGTCGGGCGGCGCGCGCGAACTTGGCGTCGAGCAGCTCATCGAGATGGGCTACCACCTGCGACCGCCGCTGGTGCCCACCTGCGAGCGGCACGTCGGCGACGCCAAGGACCACCTCGCGCATGTAGGTGCGCCCGGTGGCGGCTCGGCCAAGGCGCAGGGCTGCTGGCGCGGCGCGCGCCCGGCGCACTTTCCGCAGCTCGACGGCCAGCGGCTGCCCGAGGCGCCGGCGGAATGCGAGTTCTGTGGCCGCGACGACTTCGGCACGGTGCGCGCCCTGAAGCAGCACCAGGACGTGATGCATAACGACCGCCGCCAGCAGCAGCAGCTCGGCGAGGCGATCGTCAGCGGCCTGCAGCAGACGGGCGTCGTGAGCCGCGGCACCGACGCGAGCGCGATCGCCGCGGCCGTCGCGGCCGCCCTGCAGGCCCTGGGCTACGGCACGCCCCCCCAGCCGGATCCGAATCCGCCGGACGAGCCGGAGGACGAGGGCGACGAGCTGCCCGAACCTGAACCAGAGCCCGAACCTGAACCGGAACCCGGACCCGAGCCTGCCAGCAGCGGCAGGCGCCATCGCTAGGAGGCTTACCCCTCGATATGCCAGGCACCCGCTCGCAATCCAAAAACACCATCGACACCGTGGCCGGCTACTCCAACGCGGCCACCACCGCCGGCCAGATCCTGACCGAGTACATCGCCATATGTTTCGGGCGGATCACTGGCGTCAAGTTCTATGCCGTCACCGCCGGCGGCGGCGCGTGCGTCGCCGACGTGCTGCTCAACGGCACCTCGGTATGGGCCAACGCCGCCAGCCGGCCGACCCTCGCCTCGGGCACCGGCGAGTTCACGAACAGCGTGCCGGATCCCGGCAGCCGCGCCGTACGGCCGGGCGACCGCATCACGCTGCAGATCAACACCATCACCACCACCGGGCCGGCCCGCGTGTCGGCCAACGTGGCCATCGAGGGCAATGCCTAGGTTTTTCGTTGGAGGTGCGGTATTCCTCAGACCTTAGCCGACTACCGGCACCGTCTCGCTGACGCCGCGGGCTTCAACGTGCAAACGGTCACCACGGCCACGGCCGCGCAGCCGAACCAGGTGGTGGTCGCGGACTTTGTCAGCACCGAGCTGGAGCCGTCGTTCCTGGGCAACACGTGGGCGTTTCAGCCCACCGGCCCCAACGCTGGCCTGGTGCGGCGCGTCGTCTACCAGGGGCTGCAAACGGCGCAGGGCATCGTCACGCTCGAGCGGCCGTTGCCCACCATCACGCCGTCGGGTACGCCGATCGAGTTCCTCGGCATCCTGCCGCCCGTGCGTTACGAAGGACGCCTGGGCCTCAACGACGTGGTCAACCGCGTGCTCGCCGAGTGCTGGACGATTCAGAAACTGCCGCTCGCGGGCGTGCTGAGCCAGCGCATCTACCCGATCGGCGCGCTGTTCCCCTGGCTGACCGCCGAGGACCAGATCGTCGAGGTCTATTTCCGCTCGTCGGGCCAGCAGCCGACCGACGACGATCAATTGATGCTCAACTGGCGCTGGATGCCAGGCGGCGACAATCCGGGCGTGGAGATCGCCCAGACGCTCAACACCGGCGACACGCTGCTGCTGCAGTGCTTCGTGCCGATGTCGTGGTGGACCAATACGGGCGCCGGCTTCGCGCTGGCGACGACCGAAGGCTTGCAGGCCGACACGGACCAGGCCGTGCTGCCCATCCTGGGTATGGAGATCATCGGCCAGGCGTGGCTGTTTCAGGAACGCAGCAAGTGGGGCTTGCCCGACGACCAGGCGATCTTCCGCCAGCAGCGCGCCTCCGCGCGCGCGGCGGCCAATCAATGGAAACGGCTGACCCTGCAGCATCCGAAACGCCGCACGGAACACTGGCCCAGCATGCTCACGGTCCGCTCGCGCTCCAACTACGGATACGGTTACACGGTGTTGACGCCAGGCTGAGACTTGACTTGATGGCGTCGCAACCGGCGGTCCGAGCGAACGCGGAAGCTGCGGCCACAAGTCTCGCAGACTCGGTCGATCAGCATGGCCTAACCTATTGTAAAAGAACGGGTTTTATCTCGTGAGCCCGTTTCCACTCCGGGAAAGCATCAGCCTCAACGGTCTGGATCTGACGCTGTTTCAGTACAGCCAGGGCGGCCTGC